TTAGTCTCATTTTTACAAAATTTAATAGCAGATTGCAACCCATCATTTTTAAGAGCTTGCATAACCTCACGATATGGCTTATCTTTTGCTGCAAAGTGATAGTATGAAAGCATAGCATCACCACCTTTTGCTTTAGCATCAGATGCATTATTTTGTGCGCCTTTACGGCGATTGGTGATAAATTCCAAAGGATCATCAGATTGTGGTTTCATAAAATTATTTACACCACTCAAGACAGATTACCAAATTTTTCATCATAAATCTTCTTTATATCATCGACATTATAGTCTTTATATTTTTCACATTCTGTCAAACTAATAATCTCATTTTTAATTTCATCTGGTAATTGTTTAACCCATTCACTTGCAAAACACCAGATAGGATCGATTTGTTTAGCTCTAATCTGCAACATTATTCTTTTTATATTTCTTAAAAATCCATCATATGTAAAATTATCACCAAGAGTGTCTTTTAATGCACAAATAGTTATGTCAAAAGCTGATGATATAAATTTATCTTCAAGTTTTCTTACAATAGTTTTTGTTATCATTTTATTGCTTTCAACTTTCTTTTTCCAAACATAATATCTTTTTTCAGCTTTGTCACCAATAAGCAAACTTGGATTTACAATTGGATTTTTACTTTCTAGCAATTTAGCAATTTCTAATTGCGCTTTTATAAAAAGATAATAATCACTTGATGTTTCAAAGATACCCTTTTTATCTTTCACAAATTTAAATAAATATTTGAAAGCAGATTGTTTTTCTACTGGTTTTAAATCATTAAATTTAGTATGATTATAAACAGGGAAATAATGATACTCACAATTCAAATAATATATTAGCAAATTATATGCAAGCAACTTGTCTGGATCGCTCGATAGAGCAAATGTTTGGTCTGTCGATGGTTTGAAAACTTCTCTCATGTTTAAATCCTAAACCTTGTCTCAGGGAAAGTCAAATTTAAACTTCAAACTATAACTTGGGGATTGGCGTTTCATATACCGTTTATTTCTACAAAACAGCCCCTCCCTGCAACTTTCTACCACCAAGTGGGACTCAGGTCAAATTTTATTCCCGAATGCGTTTAAAGCGATTTTACGAGCAAAAAATATTTTCAAGTTTGTTGTTTGATTGGCATGGATTTTGCGTATTAATAAATACTAAGTATTATGTATTTATATTAAAGACAATTTAAGTTAAATTGATTTTTTTAAATAAAACATATTTTTGTTAAGTGGTACTAATTTACTCTGAGCGAAGCGAAGAGTAAATTATGTACCACTTAAACTAAAGCATTCCCAAGTACGAAGTACTTGGGAATGTAATATATATTAAATTCTTAATACGCGCGTAGCAAAAAGTGTGCCAAAAAACTGAAAAATTATGTTTGACTTAAATTCCAACTAAGCGTAGATTTTTTTTGTGAGCATTGATAAAACTACTTTTGAAAAACTCCACAACACATTTTGTGTTGAGAAAATTGTTTATTTAGAAATTTTAAACAAACCAGATCTAACTGACAAAAAGAATCTTTTATTACACATAAAACTTAAAGGTGTGAAGGGATCTGTATTTGAAATAAAATTACATCAAAATAACACATGTTCATTTGTACATCACATGAGAAATTGTTTAATTGAATATAATCGACCAATAATTTGTTTGAATCCCAAGCTTTTTCAGTCTTTTTGTATTAAGCAAGGATGTAGAAATTTAATTGATTTTAAAGTGTTTTTTGATTTAAATTGGTTTGTTGATTATGTTAACATCAATTGTTCTTTTGATAAATTCAGTGATGTTATTGGTATATTTTTGAAATTTATTAAATCAGAAGTTTTAGAAATTTACACTAATGTTTTTCAAAAATTAATTTGTTATACTGTTCCACATATGGAAAATCAAGGTATCATTCTTGACAATGAAGCTACATTGGTATATCCATATTATTCTTCAAAATTTCAGGAAAATGGGAGATTAAATTCCAAAATAATTTCTGATAAAAATTTTAATCCACACAGTTTAATTCATGAAACTAAAGCAAATTTTGTTTTACCTGAAGATGAAATTTTTGTTTCTTTTGATTTTAAAGCACTTGAATTATATGTTTTAGCATTTCTTAGTAATGATGCTAACTTGAACACTTTGTTGTATAACACATGTCATCCCTATGAGCAAATTGCTCAATATGTGTTAGATTTGAGTAAATTTGAAGATCAAAATTACAAAGATTTGGGTAAAAAGTTATTTTTGCCAGCAATTTATGGAATTTCTGGTACAAAGTTAGCAGAATCTTTGGGTTGTTCATCTGTTGAAGGAAAGTTTTATTTACAAAAGATAAAGTCTTTATTTGTTAAAGCATTTGATTATGTTTTCCACCAAATGCATCAAGCTGAGATGTTTGGTTTTTGTTGTGATTACTTTAAAAGGAATAAAAATTTCACACCAGATGAAAGCTATAAAGCTATGAATTTTTCTGTACATTCACCAGCAGCCGTATTTTGTTTTATGAAAATGAATCAAATATCTTCTATGGAAGATCAAGACTTTAAACTTTTATTTTCTGTACATGACTGTTTTGTTTTTTCTGTAAAAAAGAATCAATTAAGTTCTGCTGTTGGTAAAATTAAAGATGTTTTACAGCAAGAATTTATTAACTACAAACCACTTAAGCTTTTTGTAGATGTCAAATTTGGTGAAAATTTAGCATTTTTGAAAAATTATTCTGAAAACTGACTCTATTAAAATTAAGTCGCATTATTGCGTTGAAAGTTTCAAGGAGGTAAATGAAATGAAGATATTTCAGATGTTTAAGATTAACGCAGATGAGTTCAAAGAACTTGAAGAAAAATTTGGTCAATTATGTCTTTATGCCAGTTGGCAGTTAATATCTAATAATTCCCGCAATAATCATCAGTTAGACGTAGAAGATATCAAGCAAGAACTTCTTATGGCTGTAATAAGATCAGGAAGTTATTATAAAAGACAAACTTATATTGAGTCATCATTTGAAACTTTGGAAAGACATATACCAGAAGAAGGTATATTTAAAAAACTGTTTGATTCTTTAAAGGATTTGTGGAAGAATAAGACACACCATGGTGCATATCGTCGTAAATTTGGCGATCCTCAAGAAGAGATTTTAGAAAAATTGATTAAAAAATTTGTCCCTTCAAATGAAAGACCAGATATTAACCTAAGACTTTCTATTAACATAAAATTTATTGTTTACACAAAGCAGATAATATGGAATGCTGCTCGTCATGTTGGTAAGAAGATTACCAAAGAGAAAACCATTCGTGTTGGTCAAGTTTCTTTAAGTGAACATGAACACTTGTACATTTGAGGTTTTTTTAGTATGGAAGCTAAGCTTACACAAGATCAACAAAAGCTGTTAGAAAGTATGCTTCAACAGCAGACGGTTCAGGCGAAATTTCGTTGGGATGAAAATTTTCAACGTAGAATTTTAGGAGTTCTTTTAACAGACAGAAACTTCCTTATTCAAGGTAAAGCTTTAATTTCTCCAGAATACTTTTCTAATGAAGTCCATGTAGAAGCATGTCGTATTTTGTTTAATTTATTTCAGGAATACCCAAGTGGTATTCCTGATAAACAAATCGTAGAAAATGATTTGATTGAAAAAGTAAGAGATAAACCTGATTCAGTTAAAATGTATTATAAGTCAGAACTTGAATCTCTTTATGATTTTATTTTACCAAATCAAGCATCAAGAGATATACTTTTCAATAAGCTGCTTAATTTTTCCAAGATTCAGAGTCTTAGAATTGCGATGGAGGAAAGCCAACGAGATCTTAAGAAAAATCCTGATTCAGAAGAAGTTTGGTCTAAGGTTTATGAAAGATTTCGTAATTGCATGTTAGTTTCAAAAAGTTTCGATGCGGGATTTCATTATTTTACTCAAATTGATGATTTTTTTACTGAGTTGTCTAAGGATGACGAAAGAACTGATAAATTTACTTCATCATTTCTTTCTATTGATTTTGAGTTATCTGGTGGTGGACCAAGGCGTGGTGAAATATACGCTTTCATTGCTCTTCCCGGTGTTGGTAAATCGCTAGCTTTAGTTAAAGCAGCTGTTGAAAATGTTAATAAGGGCTTTAAAGTAGCTTTTGTTTCTGTTGAAATGGATTGGGTTTCAATTTCTAGAAGGTTTACATCAGCTTATGCTGGAATATCATATAACAAACTTGCTCATCAAAAAGAAGAAATTAAAAATATTCTAGACTACAAAAGTCTTGAGTATGAAGATAAAAACAGACTAATAGTTAAACACTTTCCATCTGGTAGTATTGATGTTAATGATATCAGGGCTTATCTTAATCAGTTAGAATTATATGGATTTGTACCAGATGTTTTGATTGTAGATTATCCGGGAGAAATGAAAGATACACCCGGAATTCCTGTATGGGAAAGTAAGTATCGTATTATTAGGGATTTAAGAGGTCTTGCTGGAGAAAAGAAAATGCTTGTTTTTACAGCAATGCAGCCGAATAAATCAGCATCAGAGTTATCGGCTTCTGAGTTTATTGAGGAGGGTAATATCGGTGCGTCATTCGACATGTTTAAGCCTCTTGATGGTTTGTGGTCTATTAACAGAACTACCGATGAGGCTAACGCTCAAGTTGGTAGAATATTCGTTATCAAAAGCAGAAATGGTAAATCAAGATATCATTTCCCGATAGAATACAATCAAGAAATGTTGACTATATCTGAAATAGATTTTGATAAGTACAAAACAAGAATGCATAACAAAGCTCAACAGGATGCAAACACTTACAGTGTTACATCTGATACATCAAATATATCATCAATTAATCCGCCTCCTAAAAAAGCAGGCAGAAAAAAACAACAAGATCCATCGAATCCAATTGACTAAGTTTTGGTTTTAGTTTAAGTTGTCGCTAGGAGGATTTATCATGGTTGAGAAGTTATCGATTGGCAATCAAGAGTGGACAATTGATTCTCGTGATTTAAATTTCACAGATGCTACACTTAATTCTTTTTTTGAGAAAGTAAGTGGCATTATTGATTATGTTGGATCAGGGCATGCGTTTTCTATGAAACATCATGCTTTGGCAGAATTGGAATATAAATCAGAATACATTCAAAAATATAGAGAACAAAAAGAACAAGGAAAATCTGACAAAACAGCAGAACTTTTTGCTGAAGGTGAGGCTAGTATTGTTAATTTAAAAAGATTTGTCATCAATTGCAGATACAATAAAGATAGACTTTATTCTCATTTGCAAGCTTTAAATGCCGCTCGTGAAGATGCCCACAATCGTGGACATATGCTTCGGAAGGAAATGGATAAGCTCAATATGGACATTGCTGAGAGATAAAATGTTTAACATTGAGTTTGTTCGTAAGTATATGATTACCGCTAAGTTATTTGGTGATCTTAAAAACCCATGTTACTCTAGAAAAATTGGAGTAATAATTGTTAATGACCTTTTAACGAAGGTCATTAGCATGGGATATAACGGTCCACCAAGAAATGCACCTCACTGTGATAGTCCAGAACATCTTAAAGCGATTTTTCTTCCACAACTCACAGAAGCAGATAAATGCAAAATAAATCCTAATTTTGATGAAGAAAAATTTGTTTTAGATAATTCTTATGGAAAACAATGTCCAAGAAAAATTCTTGGATGTAATTCTGGTGAGCGATTGGAGTTATGTTCATGTGTTCATGCAGAAGCAAATGCTATAATTAATGCATCTGCTGAACTAAATGGAGCGCATATGTTTGCATGGTGTACTTTGCCATGCATTGAATGCACAAAATTAATTATAAATTCTGGTATTAAAAAATTGTTTTGTCTATCCAATAAAGATAAGGATTATTCTATCGGCAGTAGATTTCTTTTTGATAAATGTGATGTCGATATAATAGAACTTGATGAAAAAAACATTTTAGAACACTAGGTTAAAATATGTTTGAAATAGAATTTAAGTATTATAAACAAAAAGAAGATCTTGACTACAACAAGGATGAGCCGCTTATTTTTAAAAATAAGTTTGGCAAAGTGGATGAAGATTATCCTCGTGAAAAATTAGCAAAATATATCCTTACGCAACTCGCTCGTAGAGATATATTCATTTTTGATGTAGAAATTTACGAATACACAAAGAAAAAAGTCAATTTTAAACTTAGTAAAAACGGTTTTTCTATATCAGGAAACAAGTTTAATAATTCTGATTTAGCAGAAGACTGTCATTTTGAAGATGATGTTCCTAATGAACCTCAAAATATTCCGCAAATTCCAATTAAATCACGACCTATAAATTTAATTGAATCTAAACCAAAAATAGATCAAGACGTTAGAAGCAAAAAAATTATCAGAAAAGTTGCTTTCGTTCCGCCATTAAGAATGGATAAATCTAAATTCCCATATAAGTTTACAGTTAACAAAACATATCCAATTTATTCAGAAAGATATAATATGAATGGAATTGGTATGTTTGTCACAACAGTTGATGATGCCAATAATGTTGTAGAAGTAATTGATGAATACTTTGTTCCATCAAATTCATCTCTTGAATTTGAAAATGAAATGAATGCTGGCAAACGTGGTAACAATGACTTATTGAACTGGCAAGGCGATAGATCTTCTGAAGGAATGGTAAATTTGAGAGGTAAGTAATGAGTAGTCAAAGAAAAAGTGATCAAAAGAAGAAAGCAAAGAAAGTCGAAGCTCGAAAAAGAGTCCTCGTTCGCAGGGAAGAATTCAGGAAAGCTAAAAAAGAAGAAAAAATGTTAGAGAAAGAATTTGAGAGTAGAGAATCTAAATATTTAAGCAGAGAAGAGATTACGCAACGATTGGAGCATAATCTTAAAATAATCGAGCAGATGGAAAAATTATTGGCTGAACAGGACAAAAATGTTGACAACAACACTCCTTTAGGCGATAATAGCGGAACACCAATGGTGTAACCTTGGGAGAGTAGGCATAACTCTCTAGCAGTGCGGTGTGAAATATCACCCAGAAAGGTAGTTAAAATGGCAGATTACGAACTTGATACCCTTGATCTCAACGATATTGGTAAAGAGGCTAGCAGACTAAATAAAGATCAGAGCAGTATGAACGATAATTACGTTCGCATGCCTGAAAAGGATGGGTTTGTTCTCATCCGTCTATTACCAAAACTTAAAGGCAAACCATTTTTTTATCCAGTAAGGATTCATCGTCTTGGTGAATACCCAAATGCTAAAACAATTTTTTGTTTGAGGAATTTGGTTAAAACTCCAAAAGGCGAATTCTGGAAAGCTACTAGCCCAGAACACGATTGCCCTATTTGCAAAGAATATAATGCAATGTGGGAAAAATCGAAGAAGATGCCTATTGAACGTGCTAAAAAGCTTCAGGATGAGGCTCGTTCTATTAAGCCTGTTGAACGATATTATTATAATGCTATCGTTCGATCTCAGCTTAATCCAAAAACGAATCAGATTGAAAACAATGTTGGACCCAAGATTTTTTCTTGTGGAAAGACATTACACAACATCATTTGTGTTTCAATTTCTGGTAATGAAACAACTGGTAAGAGAGCTTTGGGTGATGTTGCTCATCCATTGAATGGTCGTGACTTTAAAGTTGTTAAAGTCGTTCGTGGTGCCAATGGTTACCCGAATTATGATCAAAGCTTTTTTGAAGATGCTTCTAATCTGGGAACAAAAGACCAGATTCACTCTTGGTTGACCAGTTATCATGATCTTGAAGCAATTCCGATGTATCTCAGTATTGATCAGATTGAGGAAGCTCTCCATTCGTTTATAAACGGTGGCGAATCTCAACCTAAAGTCCAAGTTGCTGCTTCAAGACCAACAACTTCAAACTCAAAATCTAATGCTTCAAAAGTTGATGAAAGTCTTTTGGATGGTGTTGAGGATATGATCGATGATGATATTGAGGCTCAGTTAGGTAATATTGGATTTAATAAGAGATAATATTTAAGTAGATTTTAAATATTTAACAGGAAACCTTTTTAGGTTTCCTGTTTTTTTTATTTGCCACTCTATTAGTTTGAGTCAAATTTGTCTGCATGGAGTTTAGCATGGCTCGTCAAAAGAAAGATTCCGCTTCTATTGACAATATGTTTTCAGACATCGCAAGCGCAACAGGTGCTGAATTAGTTTCCGAACTTGATCAAGCAAGATACTTTATAGACACTAGCAACTTTGCTATTAACTACTGTTGTTCTGGTAAGTTTTATGGTGGTGGAATCCCCGGTGGACGATTAACTGAAATTTATGGACCTTCCGCTTCCAGCAAGAGTTTGATTGGTAGTAATATTCTTGCTGGAATTCAACGTATGGGTGGCATCGGTGTCATACTTGATACCGAGAATGCTATTAACGGTGAATTTATTCAAAAAGCAACAAAGTGTGATATTAGCAAGATAATAAGATACACTCCTGAAACATTAGAAGATTGTTTTAGTACAATGTATCGTGTTATTAATTACATTCGTAAAACAAAGAAAATTGAAGTTCCGATTTGTATTGTTTATGATTCAATTTCTGTGTCGCCTAGTGCTAGAGAGTTCAGAGAAACAAAACTCCCTGAAGGATACAGCAAGGCTGATTTTAAGCGCATTGTTGGTGGTAACGAACAGCCCGGTGAACGAGCAAAGATTTGTTCTAAAGAACTGAGAAAACTTAACACTGAAATGGAGCAGAATGATGTTACAGTTGTGGTCCTCAATCAGATCCGTGATAAAATTGGTGTGCTTTACGGTAATCCCGAAACTACTGCTGGAGGGGGACAAGGATTGCCATTTTACGCTTCGCTAAGAATGCGTAGTCAAACTCAAAAGAAGATTGAACAGACTATTCCCGGTATGGGCAAGAAAAAGATTCTGGGCATTAATATTAAGGTTCAAAACAAAAAGAATAGGTCTTATCGTCCATTTGTTGAAGTGGATAACATTCCACTTTATTTTGATCGTGGGATGAATCCATTGGGTGGTGTCTTAGGAGCATTGTTAGATTCAGGAAGAGTAATTGCTGGTGGTGCTGGCAATTACACTATCAGTCCTCAATATACCGATGGGAAAGAAGTGAAATTTAAATCATCTATGGAAAGAAATGATATTCCTCAAGAAATTGCTGAGGAATATGCTCAAATTTTAGACACAACTTCAGAGCAAATGAAAGAATATTTGCAGTTATACGCTGATGTGATAAACTATAAAGTGATTGGTGAAGTTGTTGATGCTGATGATGATTCTGATATTGAAGTTGATGACCTCTTAGGATGAATGGGGTGAGAAAATGACACCGTCTTATGTCATGCTTAAATGTCCTGATGGCAAGAACATTGTAACAAATTATAATAATTTGTTATCATTGTCCGAATTCATCGATTGCTTCAACATCAAGGTTGAAGCAATAAAGATAGATGATGCCCATAATTCTGTTGATCTTGAAGAAATTGCAAGTGTATTTTGTGATTCTAATTATGTTAAAAATGTGGTTGCTATTTCTAATGAAGCTTCAGAAAACCCTGAAAAGAATATGACGAAAGATAAATCTTCTCGTTATATTAGAAATAAAATCAAAGAAACAATTCTTGATAAAAAAGAAATATCTTTTTCACAGATATGTAAAATGTTTTCAAATTTTAATTATTCGATTCCCGGTTTAAATAATAATTTTAAACTTGCTCGTCAAGAGCTTGAGTCAGATGGATATAACTGCGTTCGTTTAAAAAGAGGCGTTTACAGGTTGGAAGGTCGATGAACGAAATACCAGTTGTTAATCGTGTTAACGGTCTCAAAGAGGCTGTTAAATATGGAAGATTGATGGGTTACGTTTTACAAGAATATTCTTCTTTAAAAGGTAACCCTGATATAGAAATATCTACAAAAAATTTTAAAACTTGGTTATTTAATTGTGATGGATATGATGTACATCTTTATTTTAACTGTGTAGAAACAGATTATTTTGAAGATCAGAAAAATGTGATTGAAACTTTGCAGTTGTGGGCAGAAGATTTATATTTTTTGCCTTTTATTGTTTCGTTTAAAATTGCTATGGCTTTTTTTGGCACAGAAAACATGATTCTTACACAAATTTTAACACCAACTAAATTTGTTTATTGTTGGAACAAAATGTATGATGAAGAAGGACAAAGTTTAAAACCTATCAATAAAACCTGTGTAAATAAAAAGTTTTTAGGATATAATTATTATTTGGTAAAGGATATGCCATCATTTATAGAATAATTTATAATATTACGATAAATACGATAGGTTCTTCTGGAGCAGCACTAACATGCTGAAAAATTATGACAAATCAGAAACCGTCCGCCAGTAGGATTCAATCATCAATAATAAAACATTTAGAAAAATATGGAACAATACAATTAAATTTACCTGATGATTTTGTTATTGAAATAGGAATTACTAACGAAGATGATTCTGGAAATAGCACTAAATCCAAGAATTATTGCTATGTCATTATAAAAAATGAATTAAGAGCAACAATTATCGATAAGTATAATATTGGTATCCGTTGTCAGGATGATGATAAGGCTGTTGTTTTAGAAGATAAATTTATTGATAACGAAGGTAATAAAGTTCGTTCAATAAATGTTGTTTGATAACTAATTTAAGTTGGGTCTTTAAGTTATTCGAGGATTTGATCGTGAAAAAAACTTTTTCGTTTTTTGTCAAAATGAGTGATTTCGATTTAATATACATGTATACGAGGTTGTTACACCGTTATCAAGATGACTTGTCGCAAGTTTTTGATTTAATCGGTAAGAAATTTACAGAAATTAATGAGTATTTAACAAACGTAGAGTGTTCTTCAAATTTTCATTTAAATTTAGAAGATTTTACTGGCTTAGTATTTAACGAAGTTAAACGTCGAAAACTTGTAGATCCAGTTCTAAACCCGCTCTAAGGGGGTGATTTCTAGGGTTGGAACTAAGTAACCTTCCAGAAATGGAGGGTTACTTTTTTAAATTTGACATGAATTCTTGGATACATATAATAATGGACATGCTACCTATCAACATTGAAGAAAAACCTGAAAAAGATTCATCTTTATTCAAATATTACAAGTATCCATTCGATAAATTCAATGTTGTTCAAAGTACAGTATTAGATCATTATCAAGAAAACAAAAACTTTATCATTGCTTCTGCCACTAATAGCGGTAAAACTATTATGGCAGAATTTTTCATTTTTGACACACTCATTGGCAATAACAAAAAAGCTATTTATCTTTGTCCTCTTAAATCACTTGCATCCGAAAAACATAATGAATGGTCTAACAAATTACATCCATTCAGCGAAAAGAAAATAAGTCTCATGTCCGGTGATGAAGAAAAAACAAGTGGCGGCAATCTCATAATTGCAACAATCGAAAGTTTTTGTCATAAAATAAGAACTGATTCAAACTGTTTTGAAGATGTAGAAGTAATTGTTGTTGATGAAGCACATATCCTTGGCACAGATGATAGAGGAGCTACTTTAGAATTTGCTTTATCTGAATTTTCACGAAAAAACAGTTCTAAAATTGTATTTTTGAGTGGAACATTACCTAACGCAAATCAAATAGCAGAATGGTTGTCATCATTAACTAAGAAACAAACAATTGTCCTTAACTCCAAATACAGAGCAGTTCCCCTCAGTATTCATTATAAGAAATATGACACTTCTATGAATCAAGGGGGGAATCCACTTGATATGTTTGACTCCATTGTCAAACTCTGCGAAAAACATATGTCTGACAAAATTCTTATATTCGTTCATTCAAAAAATTTAGGTAAGCGATTAGTCAAGTATATCAGTGAGAAAGGGATGGAATCCAAGTTTCATTCAGCTGACCTCGTAGCAGGCAAAAGAAAGGCATTAGAAAGGGAATTCAAGGAGGGTTCACTAAGATTGCTTGTTGCTACAAGTACGCTTGCTGCTGGCGTAAATCTGCCTGCTAGAAGGGTCATTATTGCTGGTGTTGTAAGAGGCAATCAACTTGTTGATAAAGCAGAAATATTTCAAATGGTTGGTCGTAGTGGTAGAAAAGGAATTGATGAACAAGGTGACGCTTACATATTCTTCCCGGACAACAAAATCACCTTAGCAAATGAATACAAGAAAGTTGATGATGTTGTTTCTAAATTATTTGTAATAAATGATGATTTAGAATATCACAAGCTTGCTGGTCATATTCTTTCATTAATTTATTTGGAGAAAAAATTAACCTTTGATAAGATATGGAATATACTGGATATAACTTATGGTGCTTGCTCTGGTAAAATGAAGTCAGAATATTTAAAAAATACTTTGGATTGCCTTCTTAAAATGAGGTTTGTTGAGATTAACGATGGAGTGTACAAGATAAAAAAACTTGGTATACCTAGCGTTTTGTTTTTTATTGATCCATATGATCTTAGTGTTTGGGTTAGGAACTTTTCTCGTTATTTTGGTAGTTCGTTGAGGAAGGATTCTCTTGTAACTTATTATTTGTCTCTAGTCCCATCAAACACTAAATCTTTTATTACTGAAGAAGAAAAAATGTTTTGTGGTCAGTATACAGATAGAATTCGAGAATTAATTGGTAATAATTTTATCGAATCAAGTGCAGTAAAGATTGGTTATCTTTATTACTGCATGCTTAATAAAAGGTCAACTGGATTGTTATCTCAATTGATTCCTGCTGTCGCAAAAGATTTTGGCAGGATTTGTGCTTGTCTAAATATGGTGTCAAAAATTTGTCAATGGAAATGTGGACCTAATTTCTTTATTGATTTAAAGCAACGATTTCATCAGAAAAAGGTTTAGAGTTTCTCCTTTAATTGAGTCTTACAAAGGGGGAATGTATGTCTGTTGGAACAATGTTCACTCCCAAAACAACAAAGCCAAAATTGGTGAAATACACTTTTAATGATTTGGAAAGAGTTGCTTTTAAAGTTGACATTGTTGGCGAAGAATACGATATGTGTGTGGATTTTTCAAAGAATATGTGGGCTAATAAGAAAAAAGGGGAGTGGGGCAGAGGTATGATGAATACTGATGCAGATCCTTACAAGACAGAACGTACAGGTGTAATTGGTGAAATGGGTTACGCTAAACTAGAAAGTATTCCTGTTGACCTTCTTTATCGAGAAGGTGGTGATGACTATGATTTTGTTCGCAACGACAAAAAAATTAACATTAAAACTAGTCACAAAGAACCTTGGTATCAGGCAGGATTAGTTAAAGCTGGCTATTACAGAACTAAAGACGGTCAAACTGAATTCATTCCAGTTGAAATCAAGCATGATTATTTTGTTTTTGGTTTTTTGACATTAGATGATATGAAAGCAAAAATAGCATCTGTTGTTTTTATTGGTGGATGTGACAAAAATGCTTTGATAAATAGGGATATGAGGAAAGCCATAAAAGGATCACATATGAACTATCAAGTTCATTATAGTGAATTAACAGAAATGCGTAAAATCAAATTTGACTAGCATTAGCACCAAAAAAGTTTTCTGGATATTCCATTTTTACAATTTTTTTCCCTTTGATTTCTTCTTCCCAGAATCGTACCTGTTCTATAGGTAAACCTAATTCAACATAATGACACTTATCATTGGGATTGACAGGCATATTAACATTTTTACCTTCGTGAATTATGTTCACCTTGCAAACACTTTCTTTTTTATCGAAGCAAAAACAGTTCTTGCATTTTTTCTTGCTCATACTATAATAGAGTCATGAAAAACATCATTGTTGGTTTATTTGGACAGGCAGCATCTGGCAAAGACACAGTTGCAGCAATGCTTGCTCCTCGTTTGTGGGAATATGTTAATTACGACAAACCTCTTGTTACAAAAATTGCCTTTGCATACAATGTGAAGAAAATATATTGTGATTATTTCGATGTTGATTTTAATTTTATTGAAGAATGGAAAAGAAATCCTGAACCACCACCCGGTTTTACAATGAATGTCAGACAAGCTTTACAAATGATTGGTGATGGATTTAGAAAAATTAAAAACTCTGTATGGATTGACAAAGTTTTGAATAAAATGCAAAACGTGATTATCACAGATGGTCGTTATCTTAACGAAGCTAAAGCAATTAAAGAAAAAGATGGCATTGTTGTTCTTATTGATCGTCCTAGTCATCGTAATGCTGATCAGAACGATAGTGAAAAGATTATGGGAGAAGCATCAGATTATTTTGGCAATAAAGGTGCAAATGGAATTATCGCTGACAGTAGTTACCCTATGTTTGATTATTACATGAAGAATGATAGTAATCTTTTAGCACTTGAAGAGAAAGTGATACAACAATTAATTCCTTTTATAATCGAAAAGTTTAAATTAAAAGGATATGAATATTAATTTATAATCTATATCTGTTGTTCAACGCATTTTTAACAGCATCTTTTTGTTCGATTGTTGTTAAGTGTTTTTTTGTGTGTCTATCTAAATCTTCTCTTCTTAGTAATTCTGTTGCTTTTTGTGGTGTTATATAGTTTGATATCTGACCATCAGCTTGTAGGCTTGCTATTTTATAAATGTTGTATACATTTTTTCTGAACAAATTGTCCAATCCGCCTGACAATTCTATTTTTTTCTTTAAAACTAAATCTAATTTAGTTTTATCCGCAGAAAATTTGTTTGCTAAGTCTTCTATTGAAGATCTTTGTATTTCTTGGTCCTGAATATCAGTATTGGCATTACTGCCGTATTGATTATAACCTCTCTGCGGAGCAGGGGGTGGAGTCCCATATGTTTGTTCAGAAAAATTTTTAGATAACCAATTGCTGAATGTTTTCATTTTATCACCTATTGTATTTATGATTCATTTTAAGTTTTTTGAAATGCAAATTGATTGTTTTGTGGGTTTTTTACAACTTGATCATAAGCACCAATCAGTTCTTTATAATAGTCTTCCTTCTCTGCTCCATTCAAAGTGTTGTAAAAACTTAATATTTCACTAACATCACTATTGCTTTTGCTTAAATTAGTTATAAGCTCATATAAAACAGATCTTAAAATCAAATTAATTAGCTTGTGATTATCTGGATTGTTTGTTTCTGAATTGATTATCTTTAAAGATCGACGTTCCCATTCCTGTGGATGCAAAATAAAATGAAATATTAGTTTTTCATCTTCTGGTAAAGTTTCAACAATTTTATTTGCATAATCTTTGTTTTTGGTAGATAAATTGGCTATTTTATATAATGCGTCTTTGCTCATGTAATTTTTTATTGCAGCTAATCTTACTCCCATTTCTCTGGGATCTTTATGGTATTTTTTTTCACGTTCTTTTCCCGATAAACTAGAGTCTTGTTGTCTTACCTTTGGTACAAATCCTTGTTGTGTTGAGTGTCGTAATTCGTGAGCTAATGCTTCTGCTCCTTCTGGTGTTAACTTTCCATCTGATGAAGCAGTAGGAAGTTCAGTAAACATGGTATTTGGTAAAACGACAGTGTGCTGGAGCGGCATATAATATGCTTCAGCATTGGGTCGTACTCTTTTTAATGCTTCTTTTTTCACAACAAGCATTCTTACTGGTTCGTCAAAATAATATTTTATTGTTGCAAATCCTGAATTTTGGTTTTCACTAGGGTCTTGTAATCTATTAAAATCTTTATCCCATTTATTGGTGTCAAATTGCGCATTTCTTATCAGTTGTTTTGGTATTACATTTTTTTGAATTATTATTTCATCAGGTCTATATCCCAGATTATCTTGTTCATTTTGTTGTTCTGTAAAATATCGTGGATGCTTTGTTTTTAACCATTCAACAAAATTTTTCATTTTATCACCTATCGTGTTTATGATTCATTTTAGAGTTTTCAAAGCATTTTCGGTCATTACAATGAATTCCCAGTTTCTTTTTTTGCAGTAAATATTTGCTGCTTTCCATTTAGCAATGTTTTTGTCCCATTTTACTTGTGACTTTGGCTTTATTTCCCATAATTCTATTTTGCCATCAGTATATTCAATTAGTATATCTGGAATATAATTGTGGTTACCACCATTGAAGAAATACTCTATTTGCAAGCTTTCTGCTTGATACTTTTTTACTTTTGGATTTTTTTCTAAATGTTTAATAAATTTCAATTCTAAACCACTTCTAAAAAAAATATCACATTTATTTTTTTCAGAATAAAAATTACCTTGTTTAAATTTGGTTGTTAGTTTATTGGATATACCCTTTTTTTTTATATCACGAATGATTAATGCTCGTGTTTGTGATCCTTGCGGTATTGTTTCTCCTATGTGCCTTGATCGGTAATGCGTTATTAAGTCTCTTGTAGGACTAGTGCAAATAGGACAAACAACATAATCATCTCCTTCTTTGTGATCTGTTGTAATATGAGATCTGAGTAAATCAAGCTCATCAAAACTTTTATCACAAACAAAGCAACAATAATTTCTACCTGTATTTTTTTTATTCATGTGTTAGTATATATTTGTGTGAAAACATTTATTGAATATATCAATGAAGAAAGAAAAAATTCAGACTTTATGACAAGTTTGAAACTTTTCAATATTGATCAAAAAAACTTCGACAATGCTATAGAAAAAACACCTTCTGTTTTTGCTCAAGCACTTTATGGTGATGAACAAATTGGTACTTCAGCTTTTGATGTTAAAAAAGCTGGCAAAAATTACACAATGAAAAACAGAAGTGTTTTTGGTGATTTGACTTACAGAGATCATGTACCAAGTAAATTGAATATAAAAACAATTGTAACACCTACTTTTATAGATTATTTAAAAACTCAAGGTCTTGCTGGTGCAGAAAAATACAATGATTTTCTGAAAGGCAAACAGGCATGAAAGGCTTCAAACATTGGTTGAAAATAGATGAAGTTTCTACAAGCACAGCTGATGTAGCTACTTTTGCTTCGCCAATCGGTGCTGGCATGATAGGTAGAAAATTTCCTCAATTTTATAGCGTTGCTGATCATGGTTTCGGTGGTCCTATTCAACACTTAACAGATACAGATTATGTTAGTCCAAAAAGAAAAAGGAAACGAGCATGAATACATTCTATGATTTTCTAAATAACAGGAATTCTTCTTATTTAAGTGAACAAGATTTTGGTCAAATGCCAGTGCAACAACCAGAACCACCAAAAGCGGCATTACCACCAGCAGGACAACCACAACAGCAACAAGGTCAGCAACCACAAGGACAACCACAACCACAGCAGCAGCAGCAAATAAAAAGTGGAGATATTTACACTGTTTATAATGACTTGACTAAGTCTGTTGAGAGAGCTATTGGAGTTGTCACAAATTTTGTAAACGCACATCCAAGAAAAAACGAATGGTATGAAGGCGCAAAACTGATGAATATTTATGATAAAATTGGTAAAGATATTGCAGCAAGTCAAGAATTATTAAAACCACTTTTACAAAAACAACAGTAAATAGATAAATATTTTAATTCCACTGGAGATTAATCATGAGAACTTTCGCAGAATATGTTGAGAAAAGGGATGAAGAGAATGCCCTTAATGAAATTGCTCCACTTATACCCCTTGCCATGGCAGCAGCACCTTATGCAGGTGCTGCTTTAGGAGCAGCGGGTACATATCTTGGTGGTCAGGCTATTGGTAGTGCCCTTGATGCATCAGGTGCAACTGATGCTGCTAAATACGTTGGTAATAAAGTAGGACAAGGTGTAAATTATTTAGGAAAAGGTGCCTATAATGCCGCATCAGGTCTCTATAACTCTGTATTCGGTTCTAGCAAACCAGCAGCACAGCAGCAAGGTCAACCACAAGCACCACAAGGTCAACAAGCACCACAAGGTCAACAAGCACCACAAACACGACAAGGTGGTCAAGGTGGTCAAGGTGGTCAAGGTGGCTTTACTAGAAGAACTATCGGTGGTCAAGGAGACTTTGCGACTAATCATGCCCGACTTACACAATCTCTTCAAGGTTACGCTAATATTGTAAAAAACAATCCTGTTTTGGCAAACGATGAAGCGGTTCAAGATGCACTTCAAGACATTGCACAAAATTTGAACGCTATTGCTCAAAGAGCAAATCAACAACAACAACAACAACAACAATCCAGACCTCAAGATTATAAGCAACTGGGACAATATCCAAATCAAGCACAACCCCAACAAAGAAATCCATATGCAGGAGGAGGCGTACCACCATTACCAGCAGGTGCTCCCTCTTACGCATAAGATGATTTATCTGAAATGAAAAAAATCGGAGTTGATTATGAGTAAATTTACAGATTTTTTAAAAAATAAAAAAAAATTTGTTGTCCAAGAGCAAGGCGTAATAGGAGGTCCATTTGTTGATGGAGCACTTGAAGGATTAGGCATTAATAATAAAATGCGTGATGCTGGCAAAGCTTTAGGACAAGGAGCCAAAGACACTGTTGTAGGAGTTGGTAGTGCTATTGAGAAAAGAATTAAGGATGGACAAGGAGTCAAAGGTGCTGCCATAGGAGCTATGGATGCTATTGGCAAAGGAGCTATGGATACTACTACAGGACTTGGGAGAGCGATATTTGGTCAGAATGCTGGTGATGATCCGAAAGATATTAGAAGAAAGTACTTAGAACTACAGACTGCTCTTATTAATTATTCTGATGCTATTAAAAATAGCCCTTCTTTGAAACAAACCAAACAAGGTCAAGAAATTTCTGATAGTATTCAAAAAGCATTACAAGAAATTGAAAATAGTATATCAGCAACTCATAACATGTATCAACAATCTGAAAAAAGAATTCGACCACTTAATCCGAATTTACCAATTCCTGAAAGAGGATTTATTAGACCGGAATAAAAAATAACACGTTGCTGCATACATACTTGTGGAGGTTTCGATCTCCTTAATGTTAAAATCCTAATATAAATAATCAATAAATTTTTAATAGACATATGTCAGGTTTTTCTGGCGGGGGTTTCCTAAAAACCTCCGCCTTTTTTATTTGTATTCATTATTTTCTATGTTATAATAATAAAATCTTAGAGGATGATACAATGGACGCACTTGATTTAGTTCCAGTTAAAGAAGTTCAATGCCTTGATAAAGGTTTTGTAAAATTAATTGATGTAATGCCAAGAATTGTTCCTGATGGACAAACATGTGATTATGCAATTGCTCAGATGGCAAGGGTTAGTTATGGAGATGGAACAAAATCTGTAAATGAAGATAAAGGATTAATACGTTATCTTCTAAGACACAATCACACTTCTCCATTCGAGGGAATTGATTTTAAGCTACACATGAAAATGCCTATCTTCATTGCTAGACAAATGATAAGGCACAGAACTGTATCTCTTAATGAGATTTCAGGAAGATATTCTGTCATGAAGGATGAATTTTATATTCCTGATGTTGAAGATTTACGCAAACAATCAAAAACTAATAAGCAAGGTGGTGAAGAGATTTTGGACAAGGAAACATCTCAAGAATTTGTTGATAAAATTGATTTAAGCTGCAAAGATGCATATTCTGTTTATTTGCAAATGTTAGATGCTGGTGTTTCAAGAGAACAAGCCAGAATGGTTTTGCCGCTTAATCTTTATACAGAATGGTACTGGAAACAGAACTTACATAATTTGTTGCATCTTTTATCCCTTCGGGCAGATGCACACGCTCAGAAGGAAATTAGGGTGTATGCTGATGCTATTCTAAAGCTTATTACGCCTTTGATTCCATATACGATTGAAGCTTGGAATGATTATCATCCAATGCGTGGAGCTATGAAGTTAACACGATTGGAAGTAGAATCTCTGTCTCAATCTTTAAAAGACAATGTTGAACAATCTAAATTATCGGATATTTGCTCTGATAATAAACGGGAACAAACTGAGTGGCATCAGAAAATTAATGACTTTTATGCATAACTTCCACTAATTTAAAGTGGAGGTGCTTATGAATTGTCACGGATTTTGGAGATATTTATTTTTGAGTTTTCATTCGTTGACCCTTTTAGGTATTATGATTTTAGTAACAGCTAAAACGCCACCGACATCTGGTCCAAAGATTGATGAAATAGAACTTACAAAGCAACTTGCTAATAAAACATTATACCTTGAAAGTATTAATTGGATTGTTTCTTCTAATCCAAGTGTTCAGATAGTTGATAATCAATTTCTGGATAATATTAATATTGTTTTTTTTGAAATTAGCGATAATAAGAGTATTAGATTAAAAGAACCAAAGTTTTCTTCTAAAGAAAATGATAAAAATGATAATGTGACTGTTAAAATGAAAGCTTTCTGCAAGTCTTATGCAGAAAGAATTCGAGGAAGAATGATTGTAACCAAAACTTCTGTTATTGATTCAGTAATTTCAGAATGATTACCTTCGACCGAAGGCTTCTGTCCTACTTTGGTCAAGTAGGACAGTATGCTTTTGATCTAACTGGTGATTTTTTATAATAAATTGACTTTGTTGTATAGATAGGCTTATTGGTTGTTGCCGTATTATACAATTTGGGGGAAGATGGATTGGAAGCGGTTGACGGAAGAGGTTTTATTTCTTCTTTTAGATTTTCTTTTAGTTCTTTTTTTTGTTGGTCTGCCTTTAATAGCTCTTCTTTACTGTTTGCATCAAGTTCTTTAATTAATTCTTTAATTTTTGCTTTTTCGATTTCTTTTTTGTTTGGAAATTTTACAATTGGCAATTCTTCGCCAAAGCAAATTTTGCCAAATGCAAACAGTAAAGTAAGAGTTAGGTATCTCACAATTTGTCCTCATCAACAGCTTTTGTAATTGCATCAATAATTGCTTCAATGATAAGAGGACCATATTTCTTACCAATATATGGAAGAATTTTTTCAATAAAAACCTTAATGAGATTAGAACTCATTAGGTCGATATTTTCATCTTTAACGAAATTGTTGATATCTTCTCTGCTAAGAGCAGCTGCTCCTAGCGTTTCTTGATTTACGATTTCCATTAGATTTGCTTGCATTTTATTCTTAGACATCAAGGAAATAAAGAAGTCTAAAACAAATGGACCAAACAATCTGAAACTTTCAAGAATGAATGCAAACGAAAATCCATTCCTTAATCCTTCTGTAACAGTGCTGAGTACTTCAGGACCATACTTATTAAGGCAATCAGCAATAAATTCAGTGGATGCCCCCATGTTCAGGGCATTTTCCTTCATGACTTCAACATCAGCTAATGAATATCTTGTTTCTAGCTCACTCATATCAAGCTCCTTATACTTTAACAACAGGTACATCGTCTGTCTTATCTTGATCTAGATGATCTTCTATAACACCTTGGAACGCAAAACAATCAAGCTTGCTTCGGCTTGTAAAATGTTCTTTTCTAACATAGCAATAGCCACCTAATCCAAAGTTTGAACCCCAACTATTTTGGAGCTTTACCAACCAGCCATATTTGCTGTGTTGCTTTATTCCGCAGGCAAGCATTGAGTGTCCGCCACCACCACCATTTGGAAGTGGAGCAATGCCTTCTGAATCGACTTTGGTAAAGTTAGATCCAACAAGGATGCCGATGTTTACAACAAAGCCAAGGCTGATTGCTTGGCAAACTTCTTCGAATGTGTTACATTGATAAGCATATCCTAGCTTAAATCTAGCAGCATTATCATAAGCAGCTTTGGTTAAACTGCTCTTGTAATAAACACGGTCATGTGGAAACGCACTTGTTTCACAGATTCCATACTTTCTAAGCATGTTAAGGCTATCTGAAATATAAGCCCCACCATCTTGTCCACCATTAATTAACGCATAGTGAAAGAATGGATTGAAGCTTTTTTGAACATTTTGACGTTGCTTTTGCAAAATCTCCATTCCAGCAGTAGATGCATGACCAACACAACTGTTAGTTGATTTTTGGTTTAAGATTTTATGCCCTTGCCAAGACATATCAATTTCTTTTAGAACAGCAGCATCAAAGCTCCTGAATGAATCTCCAAATTTAGGAGTATCATTTTCTGGACTTGGAGTATGGGAAAGGATACGGTAATAGCCGTCGAAATATATTGATGGAAAACTCATGTTATTCTCCTTTTGTAATTTTGTTTAGGACTTTAATGACTTCTACTTCTGTTTTTGGAATAGAACTGTAGTAAAGGACAGTTCCATCAGTCTTTTGAACAACAAAAAGATTGTTACTGCTTAACTTCTTAAGAAGTGTGTCCATCTTCTTTTGCTTAACTACTAAACTGTTAACATCATAAACCTTGTAAAAACTTTTTGTTTTCAGAATAATATCTCTAATGTCTTTGCTGTTTAAAACAGCTGCAATATCTGGTGTTGACTCGTTATAATCTGTCAAAAATGTAACATGCAAACCTTCTGGAACCTTTTCTATTACTACATCTGGATCAACAGGATCGGTTGGATCTGGTTTGACAGGATCTGGCTTTACGCCTTTCACAGTAATGTCTGTTCTTGCAAAATCTGTTAATTTTCCATCTACAAGAGCAATTGCAAAAACATTAACACTTCCAGATTGAGGAACAGAAACGATAAGGCTATTTCCAGCATCATTGGAAACATATTTAACTTTGCTGTTGCCAACAACAAACCATTTAACTGTACCTTTAGACTTTGCTTGGACTACAAGAAACCCTTCACTGCTATCAACTGTTATTGGTTCAGGTAGCTCAAGTCCTTCTACTTTATTTGTAATAGAATATACAGGTGATTGAGGAATTGGCGGTGGTTCAACTGCTACAAGTGAATTAGTTTCAGCAGAAAAACAAGTAAAAGCTAAAATAAATGACAAAAAAATGCTTGACAGAAGTTTCATTTCATCTCCAAGTAACTGTGTCTACTGTCAAAATAGTATGTTTTCTTTAATTAATAACCAATCTGAAAAAGTAATGTTCTTATTTTCTTCTAATTTACCTAAAAGTTTCCGACTTCCCAGCATTAGGCTGGAAGCACCTCTAATACTTGAACATTTGTCTGGATATTGATCACAAAACACACCTATCATTTTGTTTATTTCGGTTAATGCAGTACCAAATTTTTCCCAAGGTCTTTCGCCATTATTTCTTGTAGATCTTAAAGCAGTGTAGATTTTTTTAGATTTTTCATCAATTGCCGAAGAATTTATTATTTTATCATAAACTATATCAAAAACATCAATTAAATTTTGTAAAAACGAATCATCTTTTAGATCACAATTATTTTTTTCAAAAGTTCTTATCATCTGATCTATTAATGATTTGTAATTACTATCTCCTAAAAAGCTATGATTTTTGATATGTCCATCAAGTCTTTTTATTACTTGCAATGTCTGTAGAAAATTGAAACTATCTTTCATTCCTTCTGTTTCTGAATGAGATGCAATTTTTCCAAATATATGTGAATATAATTTTTTAAGATTATCAGGAAATTTAGCTATTTCTGTTTCAGGTTCTACTGTACCTCTTCTTGCTGCTAATTTAAGAGCTTCTTTTTCTTCTTCTTCAGGACTAAGTCTTCCTGATGAGCCTAATCCACTAATTGTTTTAGTGGATGGTGTGCTAGGACTTTCGTTTGAAATTGCTGTATTGTAAAATTGGTATTTGTCTGTTGCTTGATTTCCTAAAGAAAAAGATGTGTCACTTCCTGCATCTGCACGTTCAAATGGCTCAGGTATTTCTGTCGCAGTCTTACCTTGGAGAATAGCAAAATCAATAAATCTTTCACTATTATTTAATAATATTTCGTAAATTTTAGTAGCTGTTCTTTCATTATTTGTAAAACGTGTGATCTTTTCACGGAATCGTAAATAAGCAGATTTTAAATTGTTTCTCAATACTTCTAAAGAAGTATCAAAAGGAGCAGTTCCGTAACCTGCTTCTAGACCTTGCACAAGACCTCTTAACCCACCTTTTACTGCTCCACCTAAAGCTCCTGTTAATCCACCACCTAAAGCTCTAAAAATACCTCCTTTTGGACGGATTGAACGGCTTGGACTGTTTGAAAGACTTGGATCGGTTGTACGGCTTGGCATTTGTGGGTATTTTGGAAGTTTTAACTTCAAATCAGGTTTAGATTTAGGCTTGTTTTTTGAATTTGCTTCTTTTTCTTCTTCTTCTTCTCTATTCTGTTTTGTCCTATAACCTAATCCTCTTTGAGCTAATCCTTGTTTAAAACCTTTGCTAATTGCATTGCCTAAATCTCCTAGAAATCCTTCATTAACTAATCTGCCTGAGCTAATTTCTTGTGTTAATTTTAACAAATATAAAGGATGAACTCTTTTTTCTACCAATAAATCAACAAATTTATCATCAAAATTTTTATTTTCTGTCTTACGATTACCTAAAAAATCAACAAAATTGTTAATAGGTTTGTTGATATATTCCATGGGGTTAAATGGTTTTTTAACTAAATCAGGGTCTCTTCTTTTCAAATAATTGTCTATATCTATTATTTGCAAATCTTTTCTTTCAATGTCTTTTTTGTCATAAGAATAGTCAATGAGTGTGTCTACATTTTGATTTAAATTTGTAAATATTATATGAGCTAATCCGCTATCACCAGTAATTCTTTCAATCTTATTGCTAAATTCTGCATACGCAGATTTTAGATCACTTTTCAATTGTGCTTTTGAAGTTTCAATAGGAGCACTTCCGTAACCTGTCTGCAATCCTTGCACAAGACCTCTTAAGCCACCTTTTAAGGCTCCACCTAAAGCTCCTGTTAACCCCCTGCCCAAAGCTCCAAAAACACTTCCGTGTTTAGGTTGTTCAATTTTATTATGCCAAGCTTCATTGATTACTTTTTCGGCATCAAGTTCTTGTGTTAATTTTAATAAACATGAAGGATGAACTCTTTTCTCTACCAATAAATTGATAAATTTATCTTCAAATATTTTCTTATTCAATGTGTTGAACATTTTTATGCCTCTCGTAATAACTCTATTTATTTCATGAATAGTTTTTTTTCAAGATTTTCCAATAATCTTTATTCTCGTTCTTTAACAATAAATGTTATTGGCGATGTTCTTATTGATGAATATTATCAAGTAGAAGTTGATCGGATTAGTCCTGAGTTTCCTATTCCAATTCATTGTTCTTCTACAGAAGAACCATATAAAGTATTATGTGGTGGTGCGGCAAATGTTGCTATGCAATTTCGTAACTTTGATGTTAAAACAAACTTGATTTCATTAATTAGTCCAAAAATGCAGGATATATGTGAAGCTAATGGGATTAATACAAAATATTCTATTGTTTCAAAAGATGTTAAAAATCCTATAAAAAAAAGATTTTATAAAAATTTTCATCCATTGATTAGATGGGATATTGAACAACCTAATTTTGGGTTATCTGATATACAAAAGCATCTCAATAATATTAGCATTCCCGATTCTGATATTAATATATTTTCTGATTATGATAAAGGTTTATTTTCTACAAATTGGCATAAAAAGTATTTAAAGCAAAGCAAGTCGCTTGTTGATCCTAAAAAAAATCTTAATATTTGGGAAGGATGTTATTTATTTAAGCCAAATTCTGTTGAGGCAAAAAGATTTGTTAACAAAGAAAAGGTTGAAGATCAGTTGAAATGGCTTCAGGCTTTATTGGGGTGTGATAGTGTTGTTATTACAAATGCAGGAGAAGGTGTAAGTGCAATTGATAATGATGAAAAAATACACTATGTAATTCCTACCAATAAGCCTGTAAAACCAGAAAGTTTGACTGGTGCTGGAGATGCTTACATAGCATTTTTAGCTATGGCTTTAGGCATTGGAGTTGATTTGAAAGAAGCAATATCTATTGCATTTGAAGCAGGCACAAAGTATGTCTCAAACAGATATAATAAACCTTTGAATCCATCAGATTTTTTTGTCAAAGACAAATTGATTACTAATCCAGCCGTGTTGAGGAATAGGGATTTTAATTTAGTTTGGACTAATGGTTGTATGGATTTAATGCATTTTGGTCATATTTCTTCTTTGAAGCAAGCAAAGTCTTTTGGTGATAAGTTATGTGTTGGTATTAATTCAGATGAAAGTATAATTAAATTGAAAGGTGACAAAAGACCAATAATTCCCTTGGTTCAAAGGATTGAAATGTTGAAAGCAATAGAATGTGTTGATTTTATTGTTGTTTTGGAAGAAGAATTTCCTCAAAATATAATTGAGGAAATTAAGCCGAATGTTTTGGTCAAAGGTGAAGATTGGCGTGATAAAAGAATTGCTGGCGCTGATGTTGTTGATAGGGTTGAATTTGTTCCTTTGATTGAAGGTCTATCAACAACTAATATTATTGGTAAAATCATTCATGCTTATGGATAAGTTTTGATTTAACGAATGGACAGTAATGAAACTGACCAATGATAGTTGATGTTGCGCCAATCAAAAAACCTAAAAAAAACGCCACTGAAATCGTAATGAATGTTTTCATTTTTTGATCCTCCTAAATAAATACAGTTATGTTAACATTTAAACAGTATATTTCCAAAATAAATGAAGCAGCAACTGCTGCTCCCGTATACGCAGGTGCAACACAAACTGCGCAACCTGCTCAACCCGCACAAACTGCGCAACCTGCAAATCAGTCACAGATTAATCCTAATGATCCTCTTGTTCAGAATTTGAAGAAGAAGATTTCTACAGATCCTGCTGTTGCAAGAGCTAAAACGACTGGAGACGAGAACAAGGTTCAGCAGGCTGTAAATGATCTTATTGGTAAAGATCCAGCTGCAAGCGCAAAATTTGGCAAGCAGGTTGATCAATCAGACAGATATATTGCCAATGCTTTCAGGGCAATGGGTGCTGGTAGGCAGCAATGACTTTTAAGGAATTCCTAAAAATGGATGAAGACAATGGTCATGGTGGTAAGCGCCATAATTCTTTTACTGTATTGAGGATGAATTATCGTAATCCACAACCAGCTTCTGCAAAAAAAGAAATGAAAAAACTCTTTAAGAGTTAATGATACTTTTTCCAAAATCAAATTATCCGAAGTTTAATTTAGGCATTATTGTTCCTCAACATAAACCTCATGATATTTTATCCTTTATTTGCTGGTTTTCGTTTTTCAAACATTTACCAAAAGTTAATCCAATTATAATTGTTGCAGGAAATCCTCCTGTTGATTTTGCTGTTTGGGCTAGAAAATTAAATTTCCCTGTATTTTATGCTCATAGTTGTTTTGACCCTAATAATTTGGTTGGTTTGGACATATGGGATAAATCTTATGCAATTGTAATTTCAAATGTATTCTGCATGAGAAAATTTAAATTAAACAATAATATCACTAGTGAGTTTTTGATCATGCGATCAGAAAATCCTGATAATGATGAGTTTTTAATTGAAAATATTGATAAAAACAAATATTGTCATGTAGCATCTTGGGATATTAAAAATAATTTTGAAGAAGTTAGAGACAGGATTATAAATAATAGTAGTATATTCTTAGGAGATAAAAGTTTAAATCAAATTAAACTAGAATCTATATGGGATGATACTAAGTATATAAGAACTCTTTTAAATCAGGAGGTTCGCCATGAAGAGGTTTGATTTTGCTTATGGCGATGATGGGTTCGATGATGAAGACGATGATGATCAGGAAGGCAAAGAAAATAATTTCATCGATTCACAAATGATAGCCATGCAGATGGAACAAAACATCCTTATAGAGCAAGAAATACAAGCTAAACTTGTTGAGGAAGCTTATAAAATTTGTAAAGGGTCGTGGATGTGGTCATTTATGACTATCCCGCAAAGAATGAAAAAAGTTAAAATTGTATATGATGAAATAAAAAAAATAATCGCTGAGTGATTTTTTTACGGTATACTCTTTTAAGTTTGATCCAAGGGTTAAAATCTTGCCTACATATAATTTTGAATGCAAGAATTGCAATAAACTTTATGAGACACTAGTGTCTTTTGATCCAAAAGGTAAATACACTAGTGTCTCGTGTCCACATTGCAATTCTAAGAAAAAGAAGAAATTGCTCAATGATGCTAATGTTAAATTTGCTCAACCAAAAGATACGAGCAAATTTGATAATTTCAATTATCGAGCAGGTTATAATCTAGAGCAAGCCCAAAACTTGCGTAGGGATGCAGAAGCTGAATCCAATGTAGGTCAAAACCCGTACAAACGTATTGATGATATTTCCGGTGGCAATCACTTTGGAGAGGTAGAATAATATGGTTAGTTTGACGCAGTTTGCTAATAACAATAATCTTGATGATTATAAGAAGCTTCATGAAGAGCTTAGTTTTGAAGAGTATCTTAATAGGTGTTATAGTAATCCAAAATTAGCTCGTAATTCTCATCAAAGAATTTACGACATGATTACTTCTTTTGGAACAGAAGAAATTGACAAGTATCGCAAGAAGATCGTAACCTATAAATTTTTTGAAAACCATGAAGAGATTAAAGTTTTTGGTATTGAAGAACAGCTTGAGTCTTTGGTTGCTCATTTCAAGGGTGCCGCAGGACATTATGGTCCAGAAAAACGTATACTTTTGCTATGCGGACCTGTAGGGTCTGCCAAGTCTACTATTTGCCGATTGATCAAACGTAATATGGAAGATTATTCCAAGACTGAAAATGGTGCTTGGTATTCCTACAAGTGGGTTAATCTTCCAACAGGACAGAATGGCTTTTACACCAGTGATGTTTGTGATTGCCCAATGAACGAAGATCCTTTAAAACTTCTTCCTCTCACAGTAAGAAAACAAGTGCTTGAGGAACTGAATAAGATTCATAGGGACAATGTTGATCCATCACAAAGAACAACTCTCTACAGTCTTGTTGTAGAAGGTGAAATTAATCCGAAGTGCAAGTTGTTTTTTGATAAATTGCTTAAGATGTACGATGGAGATTGGGTTAAGGTTGTAAACAATCACATTGTTGTTGTTCGAAAGCAATATTCCGAAGCAGATAGAGTTGGCATTGCTTCATTCCAGCCTAAAGATGAAAAGAATCAAGATAGCACAGAACTTACTGGTGATATCAATTTTGCATTGCTTCCGACATTTGGAAGTGATTCTGATGCACGAACATTTAACTTTGACGGTGAATTCTGTGTTGCAAATCGTGGAGTTATTGAATTTATCGAAATGTTAAAGCTTGAAACAGCTTTCTTGTATGATCTTCTTGGAGCATCACAGGAAAAGTCAATTAAGCCTAAAAAGTTTTCTCAGATTAGTATTGATGAAGCTATTATCGGTCATACAAATATTCCTGAGTATGAAAAGCTAAAGAATAACCAATACATGGAAGCTTTGAAAGACAGAACTGTTAGAATTGAAGTTCCTTATCTCTTGGAATGGAGCAAAGAACTTAAGGTGTTGGAGCAAGATTATAATTCAAATAAGATTAAGCAACATATTGCTCCTCATACCTTGAAAATTGCTGCATTGTTTTCAGTTCTTACACGACTTGAAGATGACAAAGATAATAAGATTACCTTAACTGAGAAGGCAGATCTCTATGATGGTAAGATGCTTCCCGGATGGACGATTGATAGAGTTCGTGAACTTAGAGATAAGAATCCAAATGAAGGCATGACTGGTATGTCTGCAAGGTATGTTCAAGATAAAGTTTCTTCTACATTGTCAAGCAGACATGATTATATTAATCCTTTTATGGTTTTGAATGCTTTAAAGAGTGGTCTTGAAAATCATTCTCTTATTTCAAATAAAGATTTGGTACGCAAGTATCAAAACTGTGTGACTCTTGCGACTAAGAAATTGGATGATATTCTTAAGAATGAGGTTCAAAAGGCTTTGATTGGTGATGAAGAAGCAATTGTGAGGTTATGTGCTAATTACATTGATAATCTTATGGCTTATATCAACAAGGCAAGGATTACTAATAAAATTACTGGGCGAGAAGAAACACCAGATGAAAAATTAATGCGATCTATTGAGAGCAAGATTGATGTTCCAGAATCTACTTGTGATGACTTCCGTAGAATGATTGCGGCATTTATTGGTGATCTTGCTGTTAAGCAAAAAGTCTTTAGGTGGGATAGCAACCCTCTTCTCAAGAAAGCTTTAGAGTCAAAGCTATTTGAAGACACAAAAGATCACATTAAATTGAGTGCGTTTTCATCTGGAGCTACAACAGTTGATCCAGATGTTCAGAAAAAGATTGATGCAGTCAAGCAAAGGCTTGTTGAGAAATATGGTTATAATGAGCAAAGTGCAACAGATGTACTTGATTATGTAAGCAGTATTTTTGCAAGAGGCGATCTAGCAGAAGATCTATTCTAATTTAAGGAGAATAAATTGCCAAGAAGGATTGATTCTGATCATAAAGACTTCAGAGATGTGGTCAGTGGTAGGATTAGGAAAAATTTAAAGAAGTTTATTAAAAGTGGCGAAATTTTTCGCCACCGTGGTAAAAATGGCAAAGTTTCTATAAAGATTCCTGCTATTGATATTCCTCACTTTCTCCACGGAAAGAATCCCAATGGTGTTGGGCGTGGAGATGGTCAAGAAGGCGATGTTTTAGGAAAAGATAAGGGTCAAGGTCAAGGTAATGGTGCTGGACAGGATGAAAGCGAAGGCATCATCGTTCAGATTGACATGGAAGACATCCTTCATTTTATGAAAGATGAATTACAGCTTCCTGACCTTAAACCTAAACAACAAGCAAATCTTGAAGATGTAAAAATTAAATACAATAACATCTCTCTTGTTGGTCCAGAATCTCTTCGTCATACACGCAGAACAATGCTTACAGCAATGAAACGCTTGTGTGGAACTGGCGAAATTAATAATTTGTATGAAATTCCCGGTATCAAAGACAAAGTTAAGATGATTAATCCAATTAACTCTGACAAAAGATATCGTCAATACAAAGAAATTAAATTTCCATCCAGCAATGCTGTAGTTATATTTGCTAGAGACGCTAGCGGTTCTATGGACGACAGAAAAGTATCTATAGTTTCAGATATGGCATATTGGATTGATACTTACATCCGAAATTTTTACGAACGAGTAGAAAGACTTTATGTGTGGCATGATGTTGCTGCTCATGAAGTTGATGCAAAAGATTTTTACAGAATAAGAAATGGTGGAGGAACAACATGTTCCACTGCTTTAGATTTAGTTTCAAAACAATTTGAGAACAGATTTACACCAAATAACTGGAATATCTATTTCTTTTATTTCACTGATGGCGAAAACTATAACAATGATAATGAAGTCTTTACTTCATTGTTGAAAAAAGAATTCGGACAAAATACTGTTAACCTTGTTGCTATAACTCAAATAGGTGCTTACACTTACAGGGATAGTGTTGCTGAGGCTGTTGAGAAAGCAATAGTTGAAGGTAAAGTGGAAGAGAATGTTGTTGTTGCAGAAATTCCATTTGATGTTATTAACAGTGAAGAAAAGAGGAATGAAGCTATTCTGAAAGCTATTAAGGATATTTTGGGTACTCCATTTACAAGCGCCAATCGGATGTTTTAATTATGTCAGATAAATTTTTATTCGGCTCGCCTGTTCTTTTTGGATCAGCAACCACCCCCGGTGTGCCTATCCCAGAAGAACTACAAAAACATATTCCTACCATTTTTCAAGCATGCAAAGATTTTGGTCTTGATTTTTATCCTACTATTGTTCAAATGCTTTCTCATGATGAAATGAGTGAAGTTGCAAGCTACGGTGGTTTTGCAGTAAGATTTCCTCACTGGAAATTTGGTGCAGAATATGAAGAGATGCAAAGAGGATATCTGTACGGAAATCATAGAATATATGAAATGGTGATTAATTCTTCACCATGTTATCTATATTGTCTAAATTCAAACACACTTCTTGATAATATTACAGTTATTGCTCATGCTATTGGGCATTGTCATTTTTTCAAGAATAACATTCATTTTTCTAGGACTAATACGAATGCTCATAATGAGCTTGCTAATAATGGATCGAATGTAAGAAAGTACATGTCTCGATATGGAAGAGAGACTGTTACGGAGTTTATGGATCATTTGTTTAGAATAGAGACTCTTATTGATCCAATGAATATTTGGAAAGAAAGAACAGCAAAAGACGTTGTTATTACAGATAATAAAGAGTATGTGTTTCCAAGAAGAATTAAAACAAAAAATGATTATATGGAAGATTGGATTAATACTAAATCTTTTATAAAGGCTCAAAACAAGAAGATTGAAGAACGTGAGATTATGCAAGATCTCAATCTTCTTATTACACCAGAGTCTGACATATTTGGTTATATTAAGGAAAATGCACCGTTCAAACCTTGGCAACGAGATATTGCCGAGATTCTTTACAACGAAGCAATTTATTTTAGCCCACAAGGCAAGACAAAAGCATTGAATGAAGGGCTTGCGAGTTATTGCGATTATCACATCATTGCAAAGCAAGGTTATTGCAGTCTTGGTCAAGAAACAGAGGATGCTGGCATTGTAGAGTATTCAATTCATAAAGCTGGTGTTCTTGGTGGCAAGTATAGCATGAATCCATATAAACTTGGATTCACTCTTCTTATGGACATTGAAGAGAGATGGGACAAGGGTAGATTTGGAACAGATTATGAAAACTGTACCGATCCTTTTGAAAAAGAAAAATGGGATTTAAAGCTTGGTCTTGGTAAGCAAAAAGTTTTTGAAGTTTGCAAAAACTATGATGATTATCAATTTATCAATGAGTTCTTCACTAAAGAGTTTTGTGAAAAGAACGAATTTTTTGAATACAAAAGATATCCAACTGGTGAAGTTAAGATTGAAAGCAGAGATTACAAGAAGATCAAGAAAGAGTTGCTTAGGAAGTATATTAATCGTGGGTTACCATCAATTAAATTAATTGAGCCTAGATTTAAGGGTAATATGTTCTTTATGGAACATAAATGGGAAGGTATTGAGCTGTATAAGCCTTATGCGTATGAAGTAATGAAGTCTATTTGCGTATTGATGAGACAGCCAGTTGTTCTTCAAACGAAAAACCATAATGGTGATGAAGTTTTCTATTATTGTCAAGATATGAATGGTGATTACGAAGCAGCTGATCCTAAATCGATCACAAGGGAGCAATTAAACAAGCTATGAGCCATATTTCGTTTAGATTCATTTTTCAAAATGCTCCCGGTTTGCCTTTTACTAAGTGGTATACAAAGTTTGATGAAAGTTTAAAAGAGAAAAATTGCAAAATTTTTATGTTCTGTGATAGATCCATAGCTAATGGATGTTTTATAAACAGCATATTACGTCATAAGTCTTTTATAAATATTTTCTATTCTCATAATGTTATGGATGAACTGTCTTTCATAGAAACATTCATCAAAAGAAATTGTGAAGCTATGCTTTTGAAGGGAATGTTTTCTGAGTGTAAATTAGATTTTGGTTCAGATACACATAAGGATTTAGTTCTTAGAGATTATGAAAAAATAAAATTACTAGAAATGTTTAATGAAAGCTGGTCTTTCTATTCTAGCAATAAAGCAAATTTATTTTACAAGATAAGTGAACATTATTCAAATTTACCATTTAGTTATATATGGTCTTTATTCTTTACAGAAAATGATATGGAAGCTTTGGTAGTTGATGATTTTGTAAAAAATAATGCGCATATTTTTGGTAAACACATGAATCTAAATTACCAAATGGAAAATGATAAAAAATATAAAATTGTTTATTTTGACACAAAAGGTCAAAAGGTGAATATAACACCAATTATGGAAAAGGTTGAGAAAAATGGTTTATTGTTATTGAAAAATCTTGACGTGGAATCTCCAAGCATGGTAGGCTGGCGTGATCTTAAAAATAGGATGATTGGAATAATAAGGGTTTAACATGGTTAGGCAAGTTATTGAGTATGTTTTGTTTTTAGCAATGACTGCAATTGTCCTTACAATAATTGCGTATTTTACTCAACAACAAAACAAAAATGGTGATGATTATGAATGATGCTCAAGATATTTCTGTTTTAATAAATCAAATAAATGATTTGAAGAAATTCAATGAAGAACTTCAATCTATTGATTCTTTGCAACAATTGATGATTGAAAAGTTGAATAAAGAAGTTTACAATCTTCGTGAATCTTTGTTTTTGCTTGAACAGCAATACAAGGAATATGTTAGACAAGAATCTGTGATTTGATTATTCTCCGTGTGCTCTAATGTCTATGTTTGGTCTTTCTACAGGAATTTTACCATTCAGAAGATGTTGCGCTAGTATTGGATGAGTGCAAAAGTCAGTACGAACATCTACTCTATTTGCTATTTCTATCATTTTGTCGTATACATCAAAATAATGAGTCATTAAATGTGAAGGTCCAAATGCAAATTGATCATGGATTCCTTTCCACATGCCCGGTCTTGGAGTCTCTGTGAAATCATATTGGCAAGGAGGTATGTGTAATTTATTTAAATCAAAGTCTTCAAATATTAATCTTGTTTTTATGTCAGTGTCGAAACGTATTCTCATGACAACATCAAATTTCATATTGTTTTCTTCTTCGTATTCTCTTCTTAATTTGTCTGCTTTGTTCATGCTGTAAAATTGACTGAAAGATGCTCCGTGTGGTTTGCCATTTTTATTATTTATTTGATTGAGCAAATTATCAAAATATTCTCTGTGAAGGCTACATTTTGATACTTTGTATTTTATGTTGCTGAATTTTTGTAAAATTTCTTTTGCTGGACATGTCGGAATAGGAAAATGCAGTGTTCTTCCAAACGAATAATTATTGATTTCTGGTTCATTCTCCCAACAATGACAAAACACATTTGTTTTATATGTATTGGCTATTTGTCGCACACTTGCCTGTGATTTTTCTGGAATTCTTTGCATTCCACTTAAAACAACAGCAACTCTTAATCTTTTAATTTTTATCATATAGTTAATTTATCACATATGTGTCATTATATATTTTAGAATTATTAATTTTTTTTTATCAAACAGGTATTAATATGTCGAATTATTAATTGAAGGACTTTATGGAAAAAATAATTCAAGAATTTCAAGGCTTTTCTGGAAGTAAAATATTCAAAATAAAAAATAATAACAGGGTTTTTGTTAGGAAACTTGATAATGTTGAAAGAAATATTGAAAGATATCATGTTTTGAAAAGCAATAATGTTTCAATTCCAGAAATGTTTAAAATTGGCAAAAATTATTATGATATGGAATTTATCGAATCAATTGATATCATAAAATTCATTTCTTATTACGATATTGATTTATTGTTAGATTTTTTGAAAAAAACATTTACCATATTCCAACACACCAGCGTTCCTAAAGATTATGTCAAAATTTATGAAGAAAAATTAAGTTCTTACGATTTCAGTTTGTTTGTATTTGAAAAAAATGAATTGATAGAAAAATTACCAAAAGTTATGCCTCAAACAATTTATCATGGTGATTTAACTTTAGATAACATTCTTTATGATGTAAAAAGAAAAAAGTTTTTTTTGATAGACCCCCTTACTTCTGTTTATGATTCTTATGTTTTTGATCTTGCAAAACTGAATCAAGATTTGACTTGTGGATGGTTTTTAAGAAGAAAAGCAGATGAATACCAAGATAGAAAATCTTATTTGTTTAAAAAGTTATCTGAAACATATTTAGAATTAAACAATAATTATGTTTTAATTTTGATGTTACTTAGGGTACTTCCTTATTGTAATAACGATCAAGATAAGAACTTTTTATTGAAATGGATAAATAATTTATGGATATAATTATACCTTGTGCTGGCTTATCTTCAAGATTCCCAAATTTAAAACCAAAGTATTTATTGGAAGACAGTAATGGTAAATTGATGATTGAAAATGTTATTGGAAATATGCACAAAAATAACAATGTGTACATATCATTACTTAAAGAACATATTGACAAATATAATGCTTACGAAATTGTTAAGAATAAATTTGGAGATTTTATTCAAATTGTTGTAATTGATTATTTAACAAAAGGTCCGGCTGAAACAGTGTTTTTGACACTTGAGAAAACAAAAAATGATGGATCTTTTTTAGTAAGAGATTGTGATAGTTTTTTTGATTCTAACTGCAATGATGGGAATTTTGTTTTTACTTCAAAACTCTCTAACAATAAATTAATTAAAAATCCAGAACAATTAGGATATGTTGTAAAGAATGAAGACAATATTATTGATTCGGTTGTTGAAAAGAAAATTGTATCAGATGATTTTTGTGTTGGAGGATATCAGTTTAGCAAAAAGACAAGCTTTATTAACCATTTTAAAATGATTGTAGATAAACACAAAGAAATATTCATGTCTCATGTTGTCTCAAGCATGATAGCAAATCAAGAAGTTTTCCATGCATGCGAAGTGACAAATTATGTTAATGTTGGAACATTAGATCATTGGAACACATTCATTTTAGGTTAAAACTAACAATTTAAATCTTGACAAATTACTTCCATATGTTAAAATGTGGAGGTAATTTGTTATTAGCAAGGATAGTTAAGCACATGAATATTGTTGGATTTGAGCACCTTCATTTACATAGCGAGTATAGTATCCTTGACGGATTTGGGAAAATTTTAGAATATTGCGACAGATGGAGTACGCATGGCGACTACCTTTGTGTTACTGATCATGGACTTATGGCATCAATTCCAAGTCTAATCTCACAAACAGAACAATTTGATAAAAAGAAGTTTAAGCCAGTTTTTGGTTGCGAACTTTACGTTAACTCTGTTCATACGGAAGCAACTGAGAATGAAGAGGAAAGAACCAACTTTATAAAAAGTCTTTCTCCTGATCAATACGAAGCATTTAAAACATCGAGTCATATATTAGCCATTGCCGTTTCAAACAAAGGTTACGAAAACTTAACCAAACTTTGTAGTCTTGGTTGGTCACAAGGTTTTTACAGAAAACCTAGAGTTAATCATGAGTTATTAAGGAAGCATAGAGAAGGTATAATCTTTACGAGTTGTTGTTGTGCTTCAGAAGCAGCAAGAGCTTTGAAGCTATATGGAAAAGAAAAAGCAGAAGAAATGGTTCTGAAGTATAAGGATATGTTTGGTGATAATTTTTATCTTGAAATGATGTTGCTTGATTTTGAGTATCAAAGAGGATATGACCAATTTTTAGTAGAAATGCATCTTAAGCATGGTATTCCTATGATAATGAGCAATGATGTTCATTATGCATATGAGGAGGATAGCAAGTATCAGACAATAATGATGTTGGTTAATACTAAGAGAACACTAGCTGAAATTGAAAAGTTAAAATCAGAAAATGCTGATGTTTTTGAATTGCAGGATAGAAATTTGTGGATGAAGACTGAAGATGAAATGAATAAGAAGTGGCTTGAGAAATATTCTGATGTAATTCCTTTGGAGATATTTGAACAAGCTAAGATGAATACTGTTAAGATATGTCGTATGGCAGAGAATGTTAAGTTGGATAGAAGTGTTAAATTACCTAAAATTATTAATGAAGAGGAGAAATTGAAAGAATTGGTAATGCAAGGTTTGAAAAAGAGAGGGATCAGTAAAACCAATGGTGTTTATGTTAAAAGAATATTAGAAGAGTTGGATTTAATTTTTAGAAAACAATTTTCATCTTACTTTTTAATTGTTAAAAGTTTTACTGATGAGGCTAGGAGAATTAGTCATGAGATTACTGGTTTGGATGGTGTCTATGCGGTTGGACCCGGAAGAGGTTCTGGTGCTGGTTCTCTCGTCTTATATTTGCTTGGTGTTACTGACGTAGATCCGATTAGACATGACCTACTGTTCTCTAGATTCCTTTCTGAGAACAGAGGTAGTCAAGCTGTATTGAAGTTTAGTCTAAATTAATGCCGTTTCTTTTTATATGATCTTTTATAACTTTATTATTTAGTTTATTGATATTTTCTGGACCTAAAACTCTAATTATTAATGGTGTGTTGTTTTTCGATTTAGAATTTATTAAAAGATTCACAACATTACCCGTACTTAATTTGTTTATATTATGTGAACCTAAAATTTCTGCCATTTGTTCTAATTCACTACTTGCACTTTGATCAAGCAATTCAAAAATATTATCTTTATCTAATTTGTCAATATTTTTTGACCCTAAAATTTTTGACATTTTATCTATCATGATTTTTCTTACTTCTTTTTCTTCATGTTGATGTTGTGGTCCATCTCGATAAAGCAATTCAAAAATATCATCTTTATCTAATCTGTCAATATTTTTTGAACCTAAAATTTCTGCCATTCGATTTATATCAATGTTTCTGCTATTTAACAAGAAGTAAACACGTCTTCCACCTAATTTATTAATATTTTCTGAACCCAAGGCTTCTATAATTTTATTTTGATTATCAATGTTTGTTTCAACCCGAAGACAAGCGAAAACATTACTGGAAGATAATTCTTTTTTATATTTAATTATAATCATCGCTAGTTTGTAGGCTGAGTCAACTTCGTTGTGATCAGGTATTTGTAATAAATCAATAACTGTGGGATCATCTAACTTGCTTATGTTATATGAACCTAAAATTTCTGCCATTTCATATTTGTCTTTTGATGTTAAAAGTAAATGATAAATATAACTTTCAGGAATTTTGTCAATATTTTCTTGACCTAAAATTTTTGCCATTTTGTGTATGTCAGACGCATGACTAAGCAATTGGAAAATATTAATACTTTCTACTTTATTGATATTGTCTTGACCTAATATTTTTACAATTTTATCTATGTCGTTTGTCGCAGACATTAAATAATAAACATTATCACCACTTAATTCTGGATTTTTAGCCAATAAGAACATTAAATCTTGATTTTCCGTTTTACTAGCAAATCTTACTTTCTGATCAAGATCTAATGAATTATAATAACCACTCAAATCTTTAGCAAATTCAAATTGTTTTTCAGTTAAATTATACAATTTACCAAACACAAATTCTCTCTTCTGATTATCATCTAACATATCAAAATCATCATCTCCGATGTTATTTGCAATTTTTAAATACATAGGGAAAACTCTAGGATCAGAATCCTTTTTAGCATAACCAAAATATCCGCTCTGAATATAATGTTTCAAATCTTTTTCCCACACTTCTGGTTCAGTTGTTGTCCAAATACTTTGAGGAATACCTTTACTTGCCAAATAATTCTTATATTGATTTATACTTGTATATCCATTAATACCAATTTGTGATTCTCTATTTTCTGGATCTGTACTATGCTCGTTCCTAGCATCAACCCACTCAGAGTACATACCCTTTGGAGCTACACCCGGATTAACATACCTAGCTGGATCGTTTTCATCTTTATTAAAATCAAAAACAAAGTATTGAGTTTGATGAAAACGTATTCTATAATCAAACCAATGTGTTGCTGATTTTGAACTAGAAATACACCATATTTGGCTTTTACCAAAAATCCTACACAAGTCTGGTGTATCTCCTTTAAACACCCAAACATTTTCACCTTTAGCTGCTAAGTTATTTCTATATTTTTGTTCCCCAAGTATTGGGTTAAATACACCCGATTTTTGTTCATATTTAGTTAAACTTCCTTCGATTGAATGTAATTCTGATTCAAATCTTGTAAAATCATTGAATTCTTTGGTTTCGTTGTCTTTTGTTATATAAATTTTATTATTTTTCACTTCTAAAGTAATGATATCGTTCTCGATGAACCTTCTTAGAAGGTTCATCGCTTGTGTTACAAGATCTTTATTGCTTTCACCAATAAATAACATGAAAGTATCAAATTCGGGTTTA